AGGCTCAGGCCGCGGCATTAAGCAGTGAAGATTTAAAAAACATAGGTATAAGTGACGGCGGTGCTGGCATAGAGGGCATATCAGTATCCTCAAATGTTATTAGTTTTGGATATCCAGATATGTGTCTGTTTCAAATATTAATAAAAAAAGGCAACTCAAATGCAGAATCACTTTCAACAGTTTTTGAAAGTGCGCTTTGTGTAATAGAGAATGTTGCGATTGATTATGGGTCTCAAAACAAAATGGTTTTCTTTGATCCTGGCACTGGTTCGAACACTTATTATCCAGCCGAAGTTACACTTACGATTTCTTTAACAGAAACAACGCTAACAACAGCTGGATCAGTTACTGAAGATCACAATCAAGCCACTTCAACAATTTTCTAATACATATGAGCATATTCACATACTATCCTAAAATTGCGTACAAAGTAGACGATTACAATTTCCTACAAGCAATTGACATTACTATCGTCAATAAGATAAAAAAATATCTTACGGAATATAGAGGAATTTCATATAGTCCTTACGTTGTAGCTGACGGAGAAAAAGCCGATTTTGTTTCGTACAAATTCTATAACAATCCAGGATATGATTGGGTTATATTATTAACAAACAACATTCATAGTATCTATGACGATTGGCCTAAAAGTTCAGAAACATTCGAGCAATACATAATTGAGAAATATGGTAGCACAACAACCGCAATGAATACGACAAAATACTACTATGATGTATATGACAATATAATAGATGTAGAAGAATATGCAAATTTATCGGCTGCAAATCGCAGTTCTATAAATGCATATGAATGGGAATTGGACTTAAACACAAGCAAGTCTAGAATTAAAATTCTAAATTCAAATTTAATAGGATCAGTAGAATCTGGAATACAATCTATCATGTCCAAACCAATAGTATAATATATGGCAAACATTTATTATAATTTACCTTATCCATTTGGAAAAATTACAGACAATGTTGGATTTGAGAGTGCGCCTTTAAGTCTAAAAACAAAAGATTCTGTAGGCAGAAATCTCGGTGGAAATTTCGTAATAAACGAAATATCCATTACGACAAGACAGGGACAAAAGCTATCCTTGTTGGATGCGTTTGAAACTATAAGCATCGATGAGCATATGTTTTCGTCTGCCGTTGTGGGTTCTATTACCCTAATAGATGTTGGCGCTGGCATAGAAAAATTTCAACTTCAAGGTGGAGAAAAAATAACTTTAAAATTGTCAAAACCAACAACAAATGAAATATTACTTTGGCGAGAAGATTTTATCATAAACAAGATTGGCGCACATGTGGTTAACATTACCAATCTTGCTTCAAAATATACTTTGTACTTTACTTCTAGAAGTTTTGTAAATTCTACAAAAAAGAATTTGTTTAAAAGTTACAAAGGTAATGTTGCAGATACTATATTTTCTATTTTCTCTGAAATGTCTAACAATGATTTAATGTTAGATGATCCTAAAATTACTTTACAGAAACCTTTTATATCTACGGGATTGATGCCACACAGAGCGATTGAAGAATTGGCACAAAGATCATGCTCGAAATCTAAATTCTTTTTGTTTTTTGAGAGATTATTTCCTGTAGTAGGCACATACGGAAACGGAAGCACATTTGCAGCCACTCATTATTTTGGTAGTTATGACAAGTTAATAGCAGACTCTAATTTGTCAGGAGGAGGGCATGACGTATATTTTATGCCAAACGAAGATGGACAAATTGAATCAAGCATAATTCGCACATCAAGACTAACGAAAAAAGATAATTTTAATCACATTGAACTGCTGACAAAAGGACATTACAGTAGCACAATAACATCTTTAGATCCAATTAAAAGAAATTCAAAAACAACTAGTGTGGGATATGCAAATAATGCAACGCAAGATTTTTACTCAAATAAACTTTTAGATGCAAACAATATATTCAGTATGTACAGCACTGTTAATGGAGAAACACCAGGAAGAAGACTTGTTTTTAATTCTGAATACTTTAATGATCCTATTCAAAGAGAATCTTGGTTAAGAAGTAACATTTTTGGTAGTTTATCTAAAATTATGTTTAAATTAGACATTGACATTCAAGGCGCAACAAACAGTATTGGCACAGGACATGTAATCAATCTTGTGATTCCTAGTGGACTTGACAAAACACTACTTCCTTCATCATCAACGCCTATTTTAGATCAGTATCATGGCGGTAAGTATTTTGTTTCTGGAGTTAAACACACTATCACACTCTCAAGTTACATAAAAAGATTGGAATTGACTAGAGGTTCAATTCCAATAGATTTGAATAAAAATAATCTGACACAAGAAGATTTGTCAGAACTAAAATATCTTTAACTAAAGGTCATTTCAAATGAGTTTAAAACTTAAATTTTCAGAATATGTAGAGTTAAAGGACTACAAAGCAAGTCAACTTGTAGAGAAGCAAATTCTTTATAACAATGGTGCAAAGTATGGGCAGATTGTGTTCCTTGCTGGCGGCGCAGGTTCGGGTAAAGGATTTGCTGTTCAGCATTTTATGCAAGGATCTGAGTTTAAAATACGTGACGTTGATGAATTGAAGATTGCATTTCAAAAGTTAGATGCACTTGGTAAATTCACAACCCAAAACTTGCTAGACAAGTATGGCGACAAGATTTCTGAGAAAGATAAAGAACTTATTCAAAGAGAATTGACTGACAAGAATTTAAAGATGGGTCAATTGAATTTGAAAACGCCAACACACGTTTATATTCTACACGTTCTTATTCGTGCAACTGACGTAAAAAACAAGACGTTAGACTTAATGCTTGCTGGCGCTGAAAAGGGACAATTACCAAATCTTATTTTTGACAGCACATTCAAAGAAATTTCAGACATGACAGATGTTTTGCCAAAACTGTTTGCCGCTGGATATGAACCAAAGAACATTCACGTATCATGGGTTCTGACTAACTATCAGATTGCAATCAAGAATAACAAATCAAGAGCAAGAGTTGTGCCAGAGGATATTCTGCTTGCTACTCACGCAGGTGCGGCACAGACTGTATATAACTTAGTGACAACGGCAATGCCACCCTCAGTGCAGGGAGGTATTTATGTGATTCTAAATAATCCAGAGAATACAATTTTTATAGTTGATCCGCAAACAAATAAAGCATATAAAGACAAGAAGGGCAATCCTGTTATCAAAGACTTCAAGTACTTGGTACTTAAAGAACCAGGAAAGCCGGCTAAAAAGGAACTAGATGTGAAAAAACAATTACTTACTTGGATTAAAGATAACGTTCCTCCAGGCGCAGTAGACACATCAGAATTAGACAGACTATGAAAAAATTTAAAGAATTTATACAAGGCACTACTCTTACACAAGAAGAGTGGGAAGAAGAAGTTTTTGGTCCAAAATCAAGTGAGACACTAGAAAAGCCATTAGACGAATCGGATTCAGACCAAGAAAAAGAAAACATGAGTTAATTGATGAAAAATTTTATTGGTCAAGATGGATTTGTTTGGTGGATTGGAATCGTTGAAGATATCAACGATCCTCTGACGCTTGGCAGATGTAGAGTGAGATGCTTTGGATATCATCCCGCAAAGTCAACTAATCTAGTTCCGACTGAAGACTTACCATTTGCGTTATCTATTCATCCTTTGAATACACCAAACCTCTACGGAACTCCTAGAGTTGGTGAATGGGTTTTTGGTTTCTTCTTAGATGCGCTGTCTGCACAAGAGCCTGCAATCTTAGGATATCTTCCTGCAATTCCAGAAGCCGCTTCATCGTATTTTGGCACACCATCAAGTTTGACTAGAAACTTTGCAAGCGTTGTTGATAAAAATGATATTTTGTGGGAAATAAATAATGCTAAGATTAGAATAGCAAATACAAGCAATGTAACAATACAATCTTCAAACAATATCACTATCAACGGCAATGATTTTTCGATTGAGTCTTCTAACAATAGTGTTATAACTTCAACTAAAAATTTAACTCTAAACGGAAGTAATAATTTAATTCTTTCCGATAGTGCAAATACCACTACACTCAGCGCATTGCTTTTGAGAATATCAACGATTGAAGAAAGATTGAATAGCCCAACGACTGCAATAGTACCCAATACAGCAATCACAGTTATAACAGATATCTAAAATCACAGTCTACACAGTAATATAACATACTGTCAAGCAAAAGTCAACATTTTATAAGGAAATAATAATGACAAATCACGAAAACTTAGTAAATTTATTTGAATCATATCTTGCAGAGAATGACAAATTTCAAAACAAGGGCAACAAATCAGCTGGTACTAGAGCAAGAAAAGCACTAGCGGAGTTTACCAAAGCCGCAAAAGAACGTAGAAAAGAAATACAAGACTCTAAAACGGCAGAATAAACAACATAAATAAAAGAAAAAAATGGCAGATATCGTATTTTACAAAGACCTTGGACTAGATTTCACACCTCATCCTGTGAGTGGTGACGTTCGTCCGATCACAAATGAAACTGCGATTAAAAGGTCTTTGATGAATCTGATTAGAACCAGAAAAGGAACTAGACCATTTAACCCAGAATACGGATGCGACATATCGGATTATTTGTTTTCTTATCAACCAGGATTTTCAGAGTATGAAATGCAAAAGACAATAATTGATTCTATTAAGAGGCACGAACCTAGAGTTTCTGTCAATCAAGTTAATGTTACGTTTGATGAAAACGATGTTAAAATAGACATATCGTATATTATAAGAAATATTAACCAATTTGCATCAATATCAACATCGTTAACGAGGGCGGCATAAAATGGCCATAGACAATAATTTAAGAGTAGACGAACTCAACTTTGAGGGTATTAAAACCAACTTCAAAAAATATTTACAGTCACAAGATCAATTTAGAGATTATAATTTTGATGGTGCTGGTATCTCTGTTCTTCTGGACTTGTTGGCATATAACACGTATTACAATTCTTTTTATCTCAATATGGTTGCTGGAGAGGCTTTTCTTAGCACAGCCCAAAAAAGAAACTCTATTGTAAATTTAGCAAATTCTTTAGACTATGTGCCAAGATCAACTTCGTCTGCATCAATTTCTGGAACTTTAACATTAACTGTGAGTGGTTCTCCTGCAAGTATTAACATTCCAGCATTCACTCAATTTTCTGGGTCAATTGATGGTAAATCTTATATATTCTCAAATGTTGAATCAAAAACTATTTTTTCGGCAAGCGGTGTGTATTCGGGGAGCATCACTTTAAAAGAAGGCTCTGACATAACAACACGCTACAGCGTTGTGTCGGCCGATGCAGATCAAAGATTTTTAATACCAAATTCAAAAATAGACACAACAACTTTGGTAGTCACAGTTTTAAACTCTTCTGTTGACAGCACGACACGAACTTTTACACTAGCTGAAAATATAGTTGAATTAGATTCATCTTCTTTAGTTTATTTTTTACAAGAAACTGAAGATGGACAGTACGAAATAAAATTTGGTGAAGGCACATTTGGTGTTGCGCTAGACAATGGAAACATTGTTGTGATTAGATATTTGGTTTCTAGTGGCGCATTGGCAAATGACATAAATGCACTCACATATTCCGATTCAGTTGCAGGTGTTCTTTCTGCAACATTTACCGCTACTGATCCAGCTGTGGGTGGTGCAGAAAGAGAAACACCAGCACAGATAAAATTCAATGCTCCAAAATCATATGAAGCACAGAATCGTGTAGTGACTGCTGATGATTATAAAACATTACTGTTAAGTCAACCGACCGTTAACTCTGTTGTCGTATGGGGAGGTGAAGATAACGACCCACCAACTTACGGAAAAGTATTCATTGCAATTAAGCCAACAGTGGGTGATGTATTAACTGCAACAGAAAAAATAAATTTAATAAGTTCTGTTATCAAACCTAAAAAAGTTTTAACAATACAAACCGAAATTGTTGATCCTGATTATGTGTACATTGAAGTTACTACGTCAGTCAATTACGATGCGAAAAAAACACCTTTAACTTCCGATACGATTAAATCTTTAGTATTGGCTACGATTCAAAATTATAGTTTAACTGACTTAGACACATTCGGAACTTACTTTAGATATTCTAAATTATCTAGACTAATTGACGTTTCTGAAAGATCAATCTTAAGTAGCGTCACTACAGCGCAAATGATAAAAGAAGTTGACGTTCAATTGGGTGTGGGCACACGATATGAGATTAATTTTTCAAATGCAATTGACAATGCAACAGATGGCAGACCAACAACTCAGTCATTTGGTGTTGGTAATAAAATCACATCCAATGAATTTACTTTCGGTGGATTTTCAAATTGCTTTTTAGAAGATAACAATGGTATAATTCGTATCTACAGAGTATTAGGCATCGAAAACGTTGCGGTGTCTGTTAATGCCGGGTCAATTAATTACAATACGGGTAAGATTATATTAACTAACTTTGCACCAACTGCGTTCAGTGATGGCGGAACAACATTAAAAATAACTGCGGCACCTCAAAATAAAGACATTCTTCCACTGAGAGGACAAATATTATCAATTAGAACTGCCGACATTGACATAACTATGGTTGACGATAATTCCCTTAGTTTGGTATCAAGATAACGTATAAAAATGTCAGATTCTAAATTTAAACCATCATTTGGTATAGAGACAATACTTTCAGGAGACCTTGCGGCCGATTCTGAAAAGTTTTTGTTGTTTATGAAGTCATACTATGAGTGGATGCAAACTTCAAAAATTGAATTTACTGACAAAGTTGGTACATTTCAACGTGGTGAAACGATAGTTGGTGCAACTGTTGGCGCAACTGCAAAAATTAAAGAGATTGGCATTGCCAACGACTTAACTGTTTCGATTGAAACTAGAGTTCCGTTTAATTTGTATGAAACTGTAACTGGTCAAACTTCTGGTGCAACTGCAAAAATAAGTTCTGTTGTAGATAATGTTGTACGCAGATCAGGAAAATTATTAGACTATCGTAATATCGAAACATCAATAGATACTTATGTAGATTATTTAAGAGAAGAATTATATCCTAGTATTCCAATAACATATTATGGAAACAAAAGATTAATTGCATCAAAATTTAGAGAGTTCTTTCAATCTAAGAGTAACGAACAGTCTTACAGATTCTTGTTCAAACTTTTATATGATGAAAACATTGACTTTTATTATCCAGGAGAAGATATTCTCCGTATATCTGATGGTAACTTTGAAAAGACGCAAGTCATCAGAACAATTGCTGTATCTGCCGACAATAGAGATATCTTCTTATTTTTGAATAAGACTATTCGTGGGCAAACTTCTAATGTTCTTGCAAACGTAGTTGATATTAAAAAATTCTTTATTGGTTCGCTAGAAGTCGCTGAGATGACACTCAAACTTGTGAGTGGAACATTTGCCGCAGGTGAAGACATTGCTGACATTGATGATGAAGATTTATCTACAACAATTTATGGTATTATATCAAGTGTCACAATTGTTGATGGTGGTTCTGGATATGAAGACGGCGATATCATCACGATTACTGGTAATGGCTCAGAGGCACAAGCTAGAGTTTCATCAATTAAAGAATCTCCAATTACTGCATTAACTGTAAACACAGTTGGACATGGATATCAATTAAATACTAACGCAACCATTGACAATAGCGGAACTGGTGGTAGTGGATTTCTTGTTCAAGTCACTGCGCTTGCGAATACATACAGCGTAACTTCTGGCGCAAACACATATACTGTTGGTGAAATTTCTGGAGTATCTATTCTCAATAGAGGTGAAGGATATTTTAAGAAACCTTCTATCACACTACAAGACACAACAATTGCATCTTTAGGATTGTTGTCTGATAAGTTAATTACAATTTCAAATGCTGGTACCAATTATGGTGTTGGCAATACACTTATCATTACCAGCCTTCATGCAGGCAATAGTGGTGCAGGTATCATTGCATCGGTTGTAGAAACCACAACATTCGATCTTTTGTTTGAAGATGGATTTCAAATGAAGGCTGATGGTAGTTACTACGACATTATTAAAAATGAAGACTGGTTAGTAAAAGGTCCAATCAAACGTATTGAATTAACAGATTTTGGCGATGGCTACACACCGGGTTTGCTTCCACTTATCTCGGTTGCATCTACAACTGGTGCTGGCGCAAACTTAATTGCAACAAATATTCAAGGCAAAAGTGCAAACGTCACTGTTGACACATCAAACAACATCACGGGTATTGGTTCGATTCGTGCAGTTCAAATTACAAATTTTGGTATCAACTACAGCACAGCAAATGCGGCAGCAAACACAGTCGGTGATGGCAATGCAAATCTAGTACCTGTTATTTCTGGCTTAGGAATTAAAGAGGGTGTTTGGTTAGATGATGATGGTAAAATTGATAACAAGATTATTCAAGACTCATATTACTATCAAGACTACTCATATGTTATTAAGAGTGGTTTAGCATTTGAAATATATTCAGACACACTAAAATCTATTATTCATCCTGCTGGTTTGCTAAATTTTGGTGAAATTCAAATTCTCAGTGAACTTGATGGATCTTCAAGTTTTGTTGAGAACGTACAAAGAATGCTTGTTAGAATATTTACGCACCTTACTGTTGGTGGTCAGTATGAATATTCTAACATTAGCATGACGCTTAAAGTCCATTCACCACTTATCGACACTAGCACAAATTTGTTGAATGCTCAAGAGTATGTTGTGATATTAGAGTTGGCGACTGGAGAAACATCAGAGGTTTCAATAGCAGAAAATACATTTGTTATACAAGTGCCAGTTGACACCATTGACACTTCTGTGACAACTATAACAGAATTGATTTTATCATCAGAAAATTATTTTGATGTTAACGCAAACATATTAGACAGTGTAACAAAGTTAGAGTTAGTGTCAGAAGAAACATCAAATGTTTCAATTGCAGATATTTCATATAGTATGCAAATTGATAGTGAAATTGACATAACTTCATCTTCAGCATCATTGCCTGCATCAAAATTAGTTATATCATACACAAATGTATTTTCAGGTTATGGAATTACATATGAAGATATACCTATGTTATCTTTTGGCGTATTTGATGAAGATTGGGTCAATACAACAATTGGAACATTAGAGTTCATTGCATTTGGTGATTTCTATCATGAAAATCCACCACGTCAATCTGTATATTCGCTAATAGACAAAACTCCTGATGTTGTAAGTGTCGCAATGTCTTCTTTAAATCAAGAATATTCTGTCCTAATCTCTTCATTAGGATTTATGAATTATACAACAGAATGTATAATTACAACATCTTCAACATCAATAGACGTTATATACATAGAAAGTGTTATTGATACTTCATCATTAATAGCAGAAAATACATTTGTTATAAAAGTGCCAGATATCACTATTGACACTTCTGTAATACCAGGTGTCACAGAGGTAGTTTTATCGCCAGAAAAATCTTTTATTGATGTTAACGCCAATCTGCCACAGAATACACTAGAATTAAAGTTAGTGTTAGAAGAAACATCAGAAGTTTCAATAGCAGAAAATTCATTTGTTATACAAGTACCAGTTATCACTATTGACACCTCTGTAGTGCCAAGTGTCACAGAATTGGTCTTGACGCCAGAAAATTCTTTTATTGATGTTAACGCCAATTTAAGTGTTCAAGAATATGTTGTAAGTTTTGCGCCTCAAGAAATACCAAATAATTTAGAAGCTGCCAACACAACATATATATCGTACCAACAAATATCTGGCACAGTTACTTCAACTGTACAAGATTATTCAACATATACGCTTTCCGCATTTGAAAACGTTCCTATTAGTTCAATTGATAACGTTCAATTTAACGCAACTGCACCGGTTATTGTTGGCACGGGAACTAATTTTATTGCAGATTTTAGCGGTGGTGACGTATTTGTTGCCAATAATGAATATTTCATAGTCCAAGCAGTTTTTGGTGCAACAAACTTGGTTATAGATAGAAGTCCAATAACACCATTCACTAATGTTGTTGCATATAAAATAAATCCGTAAAATTTCAAAAAACTTTGTATAAATAAGTAGATGAAAAACAAATTTAATCAAATCACTCAAAGGGAGAACATCTAATGGCATCAATTGTAACCACAAAATTTAGAGTACACAATGCAGAACAATTTGCAGAAGCATTTTCTGAAACATCAAATACTATCATGTACTTGTTTATTGGAAAAAATACTGCATTTCCAAATGACAATGTACCGCCAACACCAGTAAACTCAACGGCAAATATTGAATTTACACCATGGCGTGATATGTATGCCGCAAAGCGCATTACCACATCAGACGTAACACACGCAATTGAGCGTTATGACTGGACTTCAGGTACAGTTTATGACAAGTATGACGATACGGACACGAATTTGATGGATGATGACTTCTACGTTATGACTGAAGACTATAATGTTTATAAAGTCTTAAACAATGCCGGCGCAACAGCGTCAACAACAAAACCTTCTGGCGTAAGCACATCACCATTTACGACAGCAGACGGATATGTTTGGAAATACATGTATACAGTTACGACTGCCAAAGCATTGAAATTCCTAACAAATGATTATATTCCAGTTCAGACATTAGCTTCTGACGATGGCTCAGATCAATGGGACGTACAAGTTGCGGCTGTTGATGGTGGTATTCACGTTGTTAATGTTACAGCAGGTGGTTCTGGTTATGCTACAGCGCCAGCAGTTACTATCACTGGCGATGGCACTGGCGCAACAGCTAACTCTACAATTACTGCTAACGTGGTTACAGCAGTTACAATTACAGCGGCTGGTACAGGCTACACAAGAGCATCCGTTACGTTTGCATCTGGTGCCGCTGCCGCAACAGCAGTCATTTCGCCAAAAGGTGGGCATGGTTCAAACGCAGTCGAAGAACTCGGTGGTAAGTTCATCATGTTGAACGTTCGTTTGGATGGTAATGAGTCTAATACATTCTCTACAGCTAATGAATTCCGTCAAGTTGGTATTATTCGTGACCCATATACATATGGCACAACTACAAGAGCGGTTGCTTCTTCTTTCAGACAATCATTTAAGTATCAATTGTCTGGAATCTCTGGCACGTTCACACTAGACGAAACTATCACTAGCGGTTCAAACACAGCGTCTGCTGTTGAATTTACAACACCGAACTTGTTTACTACACTACCAGTACACTTACCATTTGCTAACACAACAACTGTGACAGGTGGTACATCTGGTGCGACTGGAACAATTGCGATAATCACAACTCCAGGTTTACAGCCATACAGCGGCGACATTATCTATGTTGAAAATCGTGTGCCAATTTCTAGAGCGGATGACCAAATTGAAGACGTTAAACTAATCATTCAATTCTAATTTTAAAAAAACGTAGGTTTGAAAAATAAATGGCAAATACATATCCTGGTGGTTTAGATTTAAATACCAGTCCATACTTTGATGATTATGATGAAGATAAAAAGTTTGTAAAAGTTCTCTATCGCCCTGGACGTGCTGTTCAGGCTAGAGAACTTACACAAGCACAAACTCTTCAACAAGTGCAGACTAAACGCTTTGCTGAATATTTTTTCAAGCAAGGCTCATTAGTTGACGGGTGTGAACAGAATTTAGATTTAAATTTGAGTTTCGTCAAACTTCAACCTACTTACAATAGTAACACAGTTGCAGTTGCGAATTTTGATGGTAGCATAATTTACGGTGCAAACAGCGGTATCAAAGCATACTCTGGACTGGTTACTGATGTTGATGGTGATGATCCAAAAACATTGTTTATTAGTTATGCAACAAATGGAACACAAGTTCTTACAGTAAACGTTGCACCATCTACACTCACAACAGGAAATACAATTACCTTTTCGACAGGTAATACTGCAACCATTGAAGCATTTTATACAGATCCAATTTCTGGCGCAATTAGAATCTTTGTTTCAAACACATCTGGAACATTGACTGCAACAACCGCAAACACAGTATTAAGCACTGGTGCTATTCAAGTAATTAACGTAACAAATGTTTCAAATCAAACCGCAAATACTTCATTTGCAAATTCAGAAACTATTTTTACAGCAAACACAACAGCTAGATCGTATGCATTAGCCGCGGCAACGAATGCAGTAAGAAATGTTGTTGACGAAGGCCTTGCAACTCAACAAATATATAACTACGGCTCTAAGATTACTGTTTCTGAGGGTGTTGTATACCTTGCAGATCATTTTGTTAAACATTCTACACAAACAATTATTCTTGATAAGTATACAAACGAACCATCTTACAAAATTGGAGTAGTTCCGAACAAATCTTTTGTTGATTACATTGAAGATCAAAGTCTTGTTGACAATGCACAGGGCACACCAAACTTTCAAGCGCCAGGTGCAGATAGATTAAAAATTGATACGACACTCACTAAGATTGCGTTAGATGCATCAACGGATGAAAACGAATTCGTCACAATCACTGAAATTGAAGATGGTGTTGTTAGAAAAAGAAAATCAATTACTGTTGATAGTAAACTAGAAGACGTTTTAGCAAAACGCACACAAGAAGAATCTGGTAACTACACGTTGTCTGATCCTATTGTTTACATTCGTGAACACTTGACAACAACTGGAGATGACACTGGTGTGTATACCTCTGCCGAAGGCGGCAACTCAGATTTGCTTGTGGTTGAAGTTGATCCATTCACATCATATGTTTCTGGATATAGAAATCAAATTATTATAAAAACACAAATTCAAGTCGAGAAGGGTCTAGACAGTGAATATGTAAACGGAACATCAACTCAAATTAACTATGGGCAATATATTGAAGTTAAAGAGTTGGTTGGTGCCTGGGACATTATGGAATCAACTACTGTTGATCTATACGATACACCACAGCAAGTGATTACAAACCTAACGCACTCGACTGCTACCGCAGCCGGTAGTGCAATCGGCACTGCAAGAGTTCGTTCTATTAAATATGTAAGTGGTG